ATGACACGTCTTGCTTTATATATACTATTAGCTTTGCCGTGCCTAAGCTCTTTTTACGTTAACGCGTCTTCTTTACAGGAACAATTAGCGGCTATTGCGCGAGCCGAAAATGAAGGTAAAACCGAAGAAAAACGTATTGAAGATGCACGTAAAGAACAAGAGCGCCAACGTGCCAATGCGGAAAGGATTCGCAAAGAGAAAGCAGCAGCTATGGCAGCAGCAAAAGAAAAACAACGACGAGCGGCTGAGCTTGAGCGTAAGGCTAAGCTCGAAGCAGAAATAGCGGCAGATAAAAAACGCGATCAAGATTATGAAGATCAACTACGCCAACTTGAACTAGAAAACCGAAAACTCGAACTCGAAGCTAAAAGGGCCAGAGTAAATAGAGCAAACGATTTTCTGGACCAAGAACTCAAGGAACGGGCTGCACAAACTGACGTTATTCAATCAGAAGCGGACGCTCGGCGTAATATTTCAACTGGTACCAAAGAATTGTTGCAAAGTGAGGGAAAAGCGAGAGAGAGTAAAGCCGATAGCTGGTGGTAATGATATAGTGAGGGGTACCCCCCTCACTACCGCTATTATATGACAACTTGTTATTTGCATTTTCTGAGTTAATTACTGCTAATTGCAATCGTTCTAATTGAGCGCAAATCATCCAAGCGGCTCAACTCCTCTTTTATCTCCCGCTGACGACGATAAATCTCATCGTTGCGCTCGACCTGAGCCTGAGCCATTGCTGCTGCCAGTTCTTCCAATTCCGGCATTGACAGTTTCACCTGTTGATTATCGGCATCACCCCACGCAAGGGCGGTTCGTGTCGTATCCGATTTTGCAGCCATTACTACCGGATAAAGGCGAGCCAGTGAGTCGGGGCCAGCGTTCCAGGTACGTCCGTTCCATTCAAACGTGAAGGGCTGCGCTTCCTGTTCTGTTCGCCACGCCTCGATTTCCCGCTTTTTGGCATCCTTCGCCGTGGCGATAAGTTCAGGTGTGATGGCAAATGGGGCGATTTCGCCCCATTTGCCGCTCTGTAACTCTTCCCAGATGTGCTGGCCTGTCGGGGTGCTATCGTCCTGCACAGCGGTATACGGGACGAATTCCGTTTCACCCTCAAATAACACCTCGCAGTCAACCGCACAATTTTCGAGATAATGGGCGTTTCTGACGCCTTTTACCGCTCTGATTTTCATGTTTTATTCCCCGTTACTCGATGCGCACAAACAGGCAGATACGACCGCTTGTTCCGTAAGAGTCCCTGACCCCGGATAACGCCATATAACGCCCCGGAAAAGGGTACCCTGTTGCTCCTGCACTTGGTGTTGAACCGTAAGAGCCAGGCCCTGCAGAAGATATTGTGCACGAAAGATTAACCCCGCCCAGTTGTGACCCTGGCACCACATCACCCAGGCCAATTTTGATTTCTTTATCCCCGGAAGTTGTTCCGCGATAAACAGCAAGCACCGGAACACCCACTGCCGGGTATTTGAAATATGAGCCTGAGCCTGCCGTTCGGGACAGCAGGAACGCCAGCGAATCGCCATCGTAAATGACAGGGCTTACTGTTGCATTCCAGTTGTTTCCACTCCAGCGGTAAGTCAGGCGATGAATACTGTGCTCACCTTCGTAATACTGGTTAAAACACAGCAGCGTTTTGAATTTGCGCGTTGTGTCTGACTCGTCGTTATCAAAGGGTGACCACATCACATCAATGATGCCGTTAAATTTCGTTGTGCCAACCAGCAGCGTGGAAGAGTCTGCAATACTGACCGCATAACGCCCCGGCGTGGCCTCTTTCAGCCATTCAGCAAAATCGGCCTGCCCGTTAAATGTCAGGGCTTCGGTGCTGGCAAATGCCTGACCGAATCCATGCATACCGGACAGTGCCAGCCTGCCCTGTGTGCGGTCGCGGATATCACTCTGGGGTTCCATCGTCGCAGCCGCTTTCAGCTCAAGCTCCGTGCGCATGGCTTCAGGTGTGTCCAGCGCCAGTAATGCGCGGGCTTTTTCTGACAGCTGCGCCAGTAAAATCCGGCCCTCTGCACTGAAATAAGGCAGTGTGTTTTCTTCCGGTGTTATCTGGCTGACAGCCGTTAACACGTCATTAAGCGGTTGTTTACCTGCCAGTGCTTTAGTGACGGTTGTCGCAAAGTTCGGGTCATTACCCAGCGCCGCTGCCAGTTCGTTCAGCGTGTCCAGGGCTTCCGGTGATGAGCCAACCAGCGCGGCAAGCAGTTTGCGGACAAACGCCGCATTGGCTATTTCAGTGCCTGCTGCGTCATCTGGCGGGGTTGGTGTTGTCGGTGCTCCGGTCAGTGCCGGGCTTTTCAGGGGCGCGCGTGCTTCAATCTGTGCAATGAGTGAAGCCACATCAACCTTCAGGTTTTCCCAGCCAACCAGATACCCATGACCACCAACGTAGCGATTGTAATAAATCTGACCATTAACACCGTAATAAATTACTGCCTTATAGGCCCTGTCATCTGTTGAGCTTTTAGGTTGTGGCCAGATAATTTCAATAACGCCGTTTGTCTGAATGCCTGGTACCACCACATTTGTGTCCGCAAATACGGTATAACGACCGGGTTTTGCCGTTTTTACCCAGCGGAGAAAATCGACCTCTGTTTTAAATTCGGTCCTGTCGCCGCTGGAAAATACTTTCCCGAATCCAAACATGCCGGGAATCGCCAGACGGCCTTCGGTGCGGTCGTAAATATTCTCCTGTGCATCCTTCTGTGCTGCATTGCCAAGTTGTAGCGTCAGATTCGTCCAGGTGACCGGGGCGGAGATATTATCGCCACGAACGGTCATGAGAATCCGTCCGTCTTTTCCAAAAAACAGAACCAGCTTTGTTGCTGTCTGGCTTGTTTTGTCGCCCCAGCCATTATCCAGCCAGATAATTTCTGTTATTCCGGTCGTCTCTTCCGTTTGTGTGGAAAAGGTGTAATACCGTCCCGGGTGCAGGTTGTGCGCAGTTCTGGCTACAGTCGCCATATCGCTGGCAATAATTGAACGCGCTCCGGCGTCCGTCATTCCGTAACCAAATGCACCAGGCAGCGCAACACGGCCTTCCGAGCTGTCGTAAAGGTCTGTCTGAATGTCCCTTACCGCTGCGCTTTTCAGCTCAAGCTCATTGCGCATGGTTTCCACTGTGGCCTGTGCCAGCAGTGACCGGGCTTTTTCTGACAGTGGAGACAGTGAAGCATTTCCGTCCTGATTAAAGCACAGAAGATTATCTGCCCGTTCTTCCAGATTACTGATTGCGGTTAACACGTCACTGAGTGGTTGTTTACCCGCCAGCGCGTTCATGATTGTTGTCGCAAACTCCGGGTCATTGCCCAGCGCCGCTGCCAGCTCGTTCAGTGTGTCCAGGGCTTCCGGTGACGAGTCAACCAGCGCAGCAAGCAGTTTGCGAACAAAAGCCGCATTCGCTGTTTCCAGACCGGCAGCATCGTCCGGTGGGGTTGGTGTGGTTGGCGTGCCGGTGAACGCCGGGCTGTCCAGCGGCGCTTTTGTTTTCGTTTCGTCCATGACGGCTTTGACGGCTTTTGGTGTGGCTGCCAGTTCTTCGCTGTCGTTGTCTGTATCACTACAGAGTTGCACCAGACCTTTTTCTGTCGTGGAAGCATTGCTTCCCTTCAGGTCATCAACTATCCGTTGCGCCTCGTCCCTGTGCTGTTTCGCGTTCTGCTCGCTTTTTGCTGCCGCTTCGGCGCTGGCTTTTGCCTCACCGGTCAGCGTTGCGGCATCAGCAAGTTTATCGACCGCTTTCTGGACTATCTTATCGGCATCTTTGACCGCCTGTTCTGCCCGGGCGGCATCCTGTGTGGCAGATGATGCCAGCTGTGCCACCTGCTTTTTATCTTCGGCAACGGATTCTGCATTCTGCTGTACGTTATCCGCCAGCGTCTGGCAATCCCCCTTAATCTTCTGCGCATCAGCGACATGTTGCCCGGCCTGTCGTTCGCTTTCCGCTGCCGCTTCCGCGCTCTGCTGCGCCTGCGCCACCATTTCCTCAAAGCGTTTCACTACATCCGGCTTTAAATCGCCTTCATCAAGGGCAGTCAGAAAGTCGTTCAGCGTGCCGGGCTTTGAATCGTCGTAAACCGAAATATCACCAACACAATATTCTCTTTCAATACATGACCGAAGATAAACGTCATATCTTCCGGTCTGAGCCTCAAATGCATATTCTCCTGCCGGCCCCGTCACCACTGTTGCCACCGTTCTCATGACCACTGCGGATGTATTCTGTCGGGCTTTCAGAATAATATGGTATCCGGACATGGGGAGTCCCGTGCCATCCGTCAGCACACCCGAAATTAATACAGACATGTTTATTTCCTGATTCAGAAAACATTAACCAAAATAATTGACGCCTTTTTTCTTGCCACTGGCTTTCCCCTTTGCAGAAATATCCGTGGTCAGTGACAGATTCAGCGTAAATCCCTGTCCCGGTACCAGTGAAAACTCCACAGACTCAGCCTGCCAGTGATGGTCCTCACGCACACCAAATCCCTGCGTGACAAAACGCATCTCCGCCCCTGCTTTCAGCAGTTCCGGCCTGCAGGGCAACGTTATCGTCATCTGGCGTCCGGCTTTCTGCACACGTTTAACCTTCGACTCTGCACAGTGTTTTGCGGTGCCCTGGTCAGGCTGGGTAAACGGATGCCGCTTATCTGTTGACTCCACGTCAACTTTAACTTCACGTGTGCGTCCGTCACGGGCATCAAAATACCGGACCCCAACTTTCCCGCTCTTTTTATCCCCCTTCGCACCACCCGCAGCGCCCTGTCGCTCACCTTCACGATAATCCCAGTCTGATACCATACCCGGCGTAATGGTTATCTCAGGCGCATTTCTGCCCCCCGTACTCTGTGATGCCCCGTATTCCAGAAATAACCAGTAGCCATTGGTCGGTTTACTGGTGGCGCCGTACATACCTGCAATGCGGGACAAGAGAGCAGCATCAGATTCTGATGACTGCATCACCCACGGGATATGAATATCAGCAAGCACCGATGAGACGCGCGCCACCAGATTATTTTCAGTGGCGATGGTTTTCACCAGGTCGCCCAGTGTGATATCGCTGAAAGCCCGGGTTTTCAGTGCGGTCACGTCTGCGCCATGTTTTGACGCATTCATGGGGGCTGCGGTGGCATAAATGGTGAGCCGGCGGGGAGGACCACCGCTTGCCACCTGACAGACGGTAAAACTGCCTTTATTGACCAGATTTCCGTTGAACCCCAGTCCCAGCGTTAGCACCGCGCCTTTCGGTGGTAACGCCAGCGTCTCGCTGAACAGCGTTATCATCAGTTCATCGGACCGCTTTGTGCCAGCACCATTATCGGTATATCGCAGTTCAGCCAGCCCCCGTTTTAGGGCCTTCGTGATATCCTGGCCTTCCGCTGTCAGGCTGAAATCCGGCTGATATTCATTCAGTCCCATAACTGATACGTCTCCTTCACTTCCGGTTCATATACCCAGTCCGGCAACACGATTTCCACTCCCGCCGGATAGACCGGACCAAGGTCAGCCAGTCCGGGATTGGCTTCCAGTACCGCCGCCAGTGACTGGTTAAGCCCGGTACTGCCATAGTGTCTCTGGCAGATGTCATCCAGCATATCGCCGTCAGTGGTCCGCCAGTTTTTCGCCATAGTATTTCAGCTCCAGTGTGAACGTTTTGTTCTTCGGCGCACCGCCGGGAAGAAAGGACGTGGTGTTATCTGAATAGGCGGTTGCCACGAAATACCCCATCACATCACCTGTGCTCGAGACCAGAAGATGCGGGGCCGGATTGTCATCCACCATCTGAACCAGTGTATCAAGGGCATCCATTCCCACACCGTCACGAAATCCCGCGTGCGCCATACCTTCAAGGGTTATTGTTCTGGCCCCCTTGCCGGTATACTGCAGCAGATCGTTTTTTCCGATAAGCTGTTGTTCATCCCATCGCCATTCCATCGTGCGCTTCATGGCGTTATAAGCAGCAGTATCAATACTGAATTCAAACTCACCAAACGACAGCATGACGCGGGAGGCGACATCCGTTAATGATCCCACCGCGTCCCATGCTTCACGCTCAAGCCGGTTTACGCCCCAGCCCAGCAAATCCACCATATTCACCCCCAGAATGCCTCGCCATCGGTCATGCGGGAACGCTGACCAAAATGAATATCTCCCAGATTTTTCGTTACCCTGTCAGCCAGTTGTCCGGCATCCTCGCCAGGCTTCTGAGTGATGTTAAATTCCGCCCGTATCTGATACGTGGGTTTTACTTCCACCTGGCTGACACTGCCGGGGGTATACTGAAGAGCCGAGAGAGGATCCGAATTACCCTGCCCCTGAACTGCTGCAGGAAGTCCGTCAATATAGGTGCGGGATTTCTCTTTTATCGCCTTAAAATCAGGTTCTTCTTTCGGCCCCAGCAGAGGGTCGAGAAATGCATCAAACTTTTTATCGTCATGATTCCAGGGGAGATAACCGCGGGTGTCTTTATAGGCCTGTACAACCTGTTTTGTCAGGTCAGGATTTTGCCTGAGCAGTTCATCAAACCATTCACCCTGACCGTTTTTCTGCGCCACTGCTCTCGCCAGCTCCGGCGACCCCATTTTTGCCAGATACTCCAGCACTTCCCGTCGGTCCTCTCGCGGATCATCCGCCAGCCCCCACTCAATGGCTTTTTGTGTAATTCCGGCAAGAACTTTTCCAAATTTCCACATCCAGGCAGCCATGTCGATCAGCGCCGGCAGGGCATCATCACGAATAAATGCCCGGATTTTTTCCAGCCCACCATTCTTAAACCAGGCCGCAAGGTCATCCGTCACCTGTTGAATATGTGGGGCAAGTTCATTACCCAGCTGTCCGCTGATTTCATCAATGGAAGAACTCAGAACATTACGGAGATTTGACAGTGCCACATGTCCCTGAACTGCGCCATCAGCCCCTGCCTTTGTCACCAGGTTATAGCGTTTCTGCTCACTGATAAGCTCCCGGTAAGTTTTCCCTGACAGACGCATCCAGGTCAGAATTTTATTGGCCTCACCACCGAACAACGCATCTGCCATCCCGGCTGCCACCTGTTCATTCTCTACCTGCAGTAAGCGATCAAATAAAAATTCGACCTGCTCCTGGTTACTTTTCCCTGCCATAACCCCGGCTTTCAGTCCCAGTTTGCCAAAGACCTCCTGAATGGCCCCTTTATCCGTGGCACCATTATCATCGTCAAAAACCTTGTTCCGGTACTCCTCAAACAGATCACCGATGTTTTCACCGTTCAGCCCCATCAGTCGGGCCAGAGAATCCCATGACGCATAGGTTTCATAATCCACCCCATAACTGCGGGCTATCCCTGCTCGCTCTGCCGTCTCCGTATTCCGGTTAAGCACAGCGGCAGTGCCCGCTGCCAGCGTCAACCCGGAACCAACCGAAAGCCCAAAACCGGTTTTAAGGATCGTCCCCGCCCGCCCTTTCCAGCGTTCCAGGCGTTCCGCACGAGCCAGTTTACGGTTAAATTTGTCCTGTTCTCCGGTGGCATCATGAATTTTTTTACCCAGCTTTTCATACTGCTTTCGCAGATCATTAATATCCTGTCCAGCCAGTACGCCAGCCTGACTTTTTCGTTTCAG